AATGATTATTGGTTGCGAAACAGGAACGTGAGAACCGTCTTCATTCTCCACATAGACCTGAATCTGGTTTTCTGGATTTACAGGATCAGTGTCAATTTTACCGATATAAATTTTGCCATTAGCTACGGCTTTAAAAGAACGCGCCATAGTGAAGAGTTGCGAAGGCATCGATACGATCACATTGGCTGTAATGTCTGTCATTTAATTTGCTCCAGATACAAGGAATCGCCGAAGCATGGCTACGGTGAATTTTGGGCATAAAAAAACCCAGCCGAAGCTGGGTCGTTGCGTTGGTTATCTGTCAGTAGTTATGTACTGAAGGAGGTAATTCTTTATTCTTAAGTCTCATCCATGCGGAAAGATTCGTTGGTCCATCTGGCTCATTGATATCAACATCTCGTGTATGGTTGATTAAAACATCTCTCGCCATATCGATAATACGGGAGAACTCATAACCGCAGTCATGACATCTGCCGGAATAGTTCGATTGAATTTGTTTCAGCGCCGGATACAGTTCGCGGAATAATGCCTGTGAGCGGTTGGCATAATCCCATAACCATACAAGGCTGTTTGCTTCTTTTGCAGAAAGCTCGTCGGTTTTCTTCTCTTGTTTGCCAATGAACTCACCTTCAAGCGGAACGCGAGCAGCAAGTGACAGTGCTTCGGTAAACTGCTCCTCACTGATTTCTTTGTACGAACATCCAAAATGGGATTTCAGTGACGACCACATGGTGATCATCGCCTTAGCCTGTTTTTCTTTTGGCAGAGACTGACCGCGACTCATGACGAGTTGTTTAATGGCTTCCTGCTGTTCAGTGGTGATTTTACCCGGCAACGCCTTTTTAGATTTGCGTGGGTTAACTACATAGCCTTTAGTCCAGTACTCGTAGAGCACATCGTCACACTCTTCCTGATACTGGATTACCTTGTCGCGGATTTCAGGGCGGACTTTGTTTGGCTGAATGCTTGAAAGCCAAGCCGCAAACTTACGAAAGGCAAGGCATATCATTAACTGTTTACCGCCAGCAGAAGGTATTTCGATTTCCGAAATACCTTTGACAAATCTCTGTTTTAATTTAACAAATTGAGCAGCCCAAACCATACCCATGCCTTCTACAACGGGTTTCATAGGAACGTAAGGTTCATTGTTAATGCTGACCAAAAAGAGATTTGTTCCGTGGAATGGAACGTTGATTGTATGTTCTGCAATTGCTACACTCGTCATGTCGTTAATTCCTATGCGTGGTTTTACGATACCGAAGCCCTGACTGTTACCGCAGTTGGGGCTTCACTGTTTTTGTAAGTCACTGTAGCTATAAAGCCACTGACCACTCATTTTTGATTTGATTGACTCTACTGAATCACGGCAAGGAATGATTCCGCCTGACATCATTCTGATCTCCGTAAATTCACCACTCCTTATCGATTCAATGCCATCAATGTTAACTAAAGATTTACCTCTACCAAGTGCATTCTCATAGCCAATCTCATCAACCTCAATAAACCTCATACCGTTATCCCCTCTCTCTTCAGGCTGTCCAACACTCGCTTGTAAATCTCAGAGTTAACAGATCGCCCGTTCTCTTCCGCCACCTTACGCACGAAATCCAATACTTCTTTAGGCCACCGCAAATTGAACTGCGGCATTTTGCTCATTCCTTTCATATTTACCTCACAATATAGGTCCACCGCGGACCTATTGAGAATATAGTAGAGTGCTTCTATCATGTCAATACACTAACTTGGGGTGATGGCATGGCTAGAAACGATCCGCACTTTAACTTCCGTATGCCTTTGGAAGTAAGAGAAAAATTGAAATTAAGAGCAGAGGCTAACGGAAGGTCAATGAACTCTGAGTTATTACAAATCGTTCAGGATGCTCTCTCAAAGCCATCACCGATTGCAGGCTATCGAGACGAAGCTGAACGCTTGGCTGATCAGCAAGCAGAGCAGTTCAAGGCCGTTGTGTTTGAGACACTTAAAAAGATTTATGGCAAGGATGATAAATAATGCTGCACACAATTCATTTCTTATGCCCCGTTAACACTGCCACTGTTGGGCAACTTCAGAACCACTGTCTCACCGCATTATCTCAAGGCGCAACTGAATTAAATATCCATATATCAAGTCAGGGAGGGGAAACTGCCGCTGGCTTTACTGCGTATAACTTTCTTAAGTCACTCCCTGTTACCGTTAGAACTCACAACATAAGCAATGTTGAATCCATAGCTAATATCGTTTTCCTGGCTGGCTCAGAACGTTTCGCAAACCCATTATCAAGATTCCTGTTACATCCTCTATTATGGTGCTTTGCCTCCCCAGCCGCCGACCATGCCAGATTGAGAGAGTACGGGAAATGCCTCGATAACGATCTTGATCGCTTCGTTGAGACGTTCAATATCGACATCGGAACCCATATTAGGTGGGCATCCCTGATAGCAGACTCGACCATTTTGGATGCTAACAAGGCTCTTGAGCATGGCATAATTAATTCCATAAAAACTGCAAGGCTGGTATCCAATCAGGCAAACTGGTGGGTTGTTTGATGGGTAAATCATGAATACTCCTTATAAAAAACCCGCGATTAAGCGGGTTTAGTTGGTTAGTTATCAAAAAGTCCGTACGTTTCTTCTTCTTCAGGTGTAAGGGGAAGAATCTCTACTCTATCTATAGATACCTTTTCAATGTACCCATGAGGTCTACTTAAAATTAAAGCTCTCTCATGCCACAGAACTCCAAGAATGTGATACCTCCCAGCATCGCCTTTTACCCTGGCTCTTCCTTTGATTCTTGGCGGCATAATGCCATATTTTTTCTTTGCCATTATGCAACATTACTCCCATGAATCAGGTGTTGTAGAGCTTTAACACCTTCCGCATTGTAGCGGAATGCTTCCACCTGTTTGCTGGAATGTGCAGATTTATCCAGGAAGAACTTCCCGTACTGCTCAGTTTTGAGGTTGTTTGCGTTAGCAATGCGACCAATCTTGTTGGCCGTTACTCCAAGCTGCTCTGCAACCTCCCCTGCTGAGTAGTAATGCTCTTCTATTGCTGGAAGAGGTATTGCATTAAAACCAACGATCGGGTTGATTATGCTTGCTGCCGCAGTCTGCTTTGCTTCCGGCGCAAGATTTGGCATCAAATCGAACAGATTGGTAACAGCTTCAACCGTCATTTTCAATGTTCGCGCCTGGCGATACTCAACAAGTCCACTCGACGATTTACCGCTTTTAATGTGCGCTTCTTGCATACTTTCAAGTTGGTCTACAAGTGAGCGGCGAACAGCTTTAGATTCACGAGCAGCCACTCGAAGGGCTTGCTTAATTGACATAACAACTTTTTCAGAAGTTGTCTTGTTTGATTTTTGAACTACGAAAATTTCGTAGTGCTCACCTTCAAGTTCATCCTTAATGCGTGCAATAAAGTCGTTATTTCGGACTTCTTTTTCCCCGCACTGTCTACGAGCATGATTGACCATCTCTAACAGGTACTGGCTATCAATGGTTTTATCCGTGACAACGGATCCGATGTTTGCTACATTCTTAAAAGTCATTAGGCATTCCTTATGTGGTAGTAAGGGTGTGACATAGGCCGCCAGCAGCACACTGGCGGTTTTCTTTTTGCGCAGTCCGGCGCACCAATCAATGAATCCATTCCTCGCCGCGAAGTTTTGCCAGCATTGGCTGAGCGTTCTTTACGACAAAATTGTTGGTATCAAGATTCTTCATTTCACGAAGAAGTGATTTCTTGGTTTCTTCTGACATGTAGCGAGTCTCATATGCAATATCGTAAATCCTTCCTGAAAGCTCAGAACCAATTTGCTTCATTCCTGGGTAGATGTGTTTGCACATTTGTTGACTCTTCTCCATCCACAATTGTAAGTAGCAGAGATTAACCAGTTCTTCGTCAGTAAACTGTTTTGCAATCGGTGAGCATTCTGCCTGCCGATCCAAAATATCCAGCACCCAGCGGCGGAACTCTTTGGCTACCGGAGTGCGAGCAAACATCGCGATTAGGTGGGCACCGCGTAGTGAGAAAACTCGCACTTTTTTGCGATAATTTCCTGAGGTACTCACTTCGAGTACCTGAGTCATTCCGGCGCTAAACTCATCGCTATACTTGTTATAAATCATTGTTACTGCACGACTATTTGCGTATTTAAGTGCAGATGCAATATTAGATGATGTAAACCAAACACCATGCATATCACGGGTGGGCACCAACTCAACTCCGTGGAAGTTGTAATCTGATTTTGCTACAATATTCATGTTAGTTTCCTTGCATACGGTTACTGACATAGAGGCCCGGTTTGTGTTCGCGCACTGCCGGGCTTCACTATTTTTATTGGATGACAACATCGCCCTTTGCCTCAAGTTTCATCAATAACTCCATTCGATAAGCTATCTCTGCCTGAATTGACCTATGGCATCTTTTTGCTGATTCGCGGATATGTGAATCAACCTTTTCTGTAAAACGAACCTGACGCGGCTTGATGGAAGATATCTTTTCAGTCATTATGCACTCCTGTTTTTAAAAAACTCATAATCTCACTTTTTGTAGTTTGATTATTCACTCACACTCAGCATGAGTCAATGAATTTTTTATGGTGAACTAATGAATTTTGACGATCAATTCCCATCAAGAGTATCTCTGGCAAGACAGTCCAGGGGTATGACGCAGGCGCAGTTGTCAAAATTAGCTGGTGTTGTTCAACGTCAAATAGCTGCATACGAGGGTGGTGAGGCTAAACCACGGCTTCGGGTATTGCAGGCATTAGCCAACGCATTAGGTACTACAGCTGAGTGGTTAGCTCTAGGTGAAGGTCAGGGTCCGGGAACAAAAAACGTCATGCCTGACGTTCTGGTAAAGCAAATACCAATCCTCAAACTAGATGAAGTTATGCATTACCTAAACACAGGTGAACATTCATCGTCTAGATTTCATCCGGCAATATACAATGTTGGTGACTCTGCATTTGCATTGACTATTGAAGGTGAAGCTATGACTACAAGTTCAGGTATTAGCTTTCCCAGAGGATCGGTTGTCACGTTCAGCCCTCTAGTAAAAGCTAAAAGCAAAGATTATGTAATAGCATCATTGGATAAAGAGCAAATATTGAGCTTCAAACAGGTTTACATTGGTGAAATAGAGACAAACCTAGTATCCCTAAACCCAATGTATCCTAATATTCTTGTTAGAAATGAAGATGTTAGTATTTTGGCAACCGCAGTTTACCTTGAAATCCCGTTGCTTTGATATCCTTTAGGAAGCGACACATTATCATCTGGTATCCTGCTCAAAACTAAGGAGGTTGGTGTGAAGAAAAAATTTGTAAACGTTGCAAAGTGCGCAATTTTTATATTTTTTATGACCTTTTACGGATTTAGTGCCGGAGAAGGTTTCGATCGTGATGCCAATGCATTCAGTTTCTTTTGTCTGTCTATAGTGGTCATAATTGTATGGGTGGAATTAAAGCAAACATTGTTTCATGTGCTAAGGAAATAACCATCCATGGCATTTAGTCACTGCTGTGTTGCCTCAGTGGCAAGCAGCGGTCTGATGGCATTTGCAGCGTTACTTAATGCTCTTTCATAGGCTGGCGTTCCTGCTTTGGTGTTTGCCAAACGTAAGAGAGCATTCCTTGCTGCTTTTGACTCATACAAGCGCATCATTGCACCGAAACCAGCCTCAAGCCCCATTGATACGCCAAGAGTCGCAGTTGCGCCAATCGTCCTTATCCTGTTGGCTTGCGATTGTCCTGTCTGTGTTACTACATTTGCGGCGTCCGACCTTGCTGTTTGCTGTAGAACTTCATGAAGAGCATCAAGCTCTTTCATGTGTCTCCCACTGAATATCGTGTTATAGATCTGACCGTCAGATTGCGACTTCAACTTATTTAACTCGGTAAGAAATTTTGTTGGCGAGTCTCCTGCTTTTTCTGCAATCTTGCTGATATAAGCAGCACGCATAGCGTTCTTTCCATCTTCACTAAGAGCTGGCCATATCCTCTTAATATCTGATGGTTTTCTGCTGAATACAACACTGTTTATTAGCTCTGGAGTAAACTCTTTTTTAGCTTTGTTGAGATTATTCGCAATCCTTTTATTAAGAACCTTATTGAAGACGTTAGAGTAGTCAGAGTTTGCCTTGACGTATCTGGCGGCCTCTCCAGCCCCCAAATACCGCGCTGCGTTATTCCTCAAATCTGCCCCCATTGCCCTCTCCACGGTATCAGTTGCGGCTTTCGCGCTATTAGGAAAAACCATGGCATCTCCCTGAATACTTTCCCTCAAGGCTGACCGCAACTCTCTCAATAGACCAAAATCTATATCTGGTTTAGCAAGTTCTTCTCGCAAATCGGATAACCCGCGAATCAAATCCTTATTTGCCACTTTCCCAAGCCTATTAGCTCTGGTAAGTACGTTGTCGATAACCTTAATAGATTTTGATGTGTCAACTGGTGTGTCTCCCATTTTGGCTGTAATGTCTTCAATAACGCTTCCGGCCGAATCCTTCCTTGACTTCAGAGAACCATACAGATCGTCAACAACAACTGATGGGCTATATTCACCATATTTCTCAAGCTGTTTTTTAACTAGCTGACTTCTTTTTGCATACTGCTCAGCTCGCTTTGAGCCTGTCCCGAGCAAAGCCCCCTCGGCATCCTGAGTTAGGCCGCGAGTGAAAGCATTTTTCGGCGGGATAACATCAGATGTCATTGGTGTCACGCCCATCGATTCTGAGGTGGCAATTTTTTTCGCTACTTCTGGCGCGATATCGCCTTTTATAGCCGTTATTCCACGCCCTATTCCCTTTGCTGCTGCGGAAAGAACACCCTGAGCAGCAAGGTTAACTCCGGCGTTTATGGCTGCATTTTGCGCGAAATCGCCTTTCTGGTTTGCGGCTTCTGCCAGTGATCCAATAGCCATGCTTCCTGCAGTTCCAACTCCTGGAACTAAATACCCGCCAATTGTTTCTCCAGCTTGCGCATAAGGGTCTGTTGGTCGATCTACTGGACGATAGACATCGTCCAAAACCTTGTGACCACCAAGCCCCTGGCTGATTGCATTAATCAGACTTGCGCCACCCTGCAATACGTCAAATGGTATGTTTACCAGACCACGACCAGCCTGTTCTGCAATTTGCCCTGCACTTTGACCACCAGTGAGCCAATCGCCAGCTTGTTGCATCAATGATGGTTCTTCCTGTGTTGGTGCATTATTGGCCTGATTAACTGTTTGTTGCTGAACAGCCTGACCAGCAAAATACTCATCAATGGCGGTGCCAATATCTTCGGTGCTCGTACCATCAGGAAAGGTAAATGTCTTACCGTTTGCAGTTACTTTCATCATTCCACCGTAAATTGAATGCCTGATTTTGACGTGTAGCTACCTCCTGCTGATTGCTGAGTAGCTGGCTGTTGCCTTGATGATTTCTTCCCGCCATTACCGACATTAACGTTATATTGCTGGTTGTAATTGTCGGTATATTGCTGAATGTCGCGCATTGATTGTTGTAGTGCTTCAGGGCTTGAGAAATCAACCTGTGGCATACCTTGAAAATACATCTTTGCTTCTGCAACGGTGTTGATACCAGATGCCCCCATGTCTCTGGCTGCTGCAATGCCCTGATTCTGCATCTTTCCTTGGATTCGCTGTGCAGCGTTGTATAGTTTCCTCTGATCACCACCAGAGGCACGGCTACGAATATCTGCACCAAGAGCAGGAGAACCTGAAGAGCCTGTAATGCCAGTCATGAAGCCAAGATCGTCAATTGATGCGCCAGAAATTGCATCAAGATCTTTCTTCATTGCGTAATTCTGCGCGCTTGCTGCCGACGTGGCCGGAGCAGCAATAGAGCCAGCAGGAACGCGAACCATGTTCCCCTCATTGTCTATTCCTTCGTAGAACGCGTTAGCACCTGCACCATGAAGCTTCCCGCCTACGGTTACAGTTCTTCCGTCTGCTAGTTGAACTGTGCGCTCATTATTACCAACAGCCCCTTTCATTGATGCTCTCTGCATCGCTAAATCCTGACCTCTCCGTGCAGTAGCAGCAGATAAATCCTGACCGCGCATCGTGATATCCTGACCACGAGCAGTTAACTGATTTCTTTCTCCTTCAAGTCGACGCCCCTCCATTCGATCTTTGATATCGAAGTACTTCTCATGACCGAGAGAAAATAGTGCCAGATTACCTGTGAAGTGCTGGAAGCCCTGCGGGTCATTAACCTGCATTTCCGCAATAGTTTCTGGAGGGATACCTAAACGACGCATCTCCTTTTCGTTATCCATCATGAACCTGCCAAATGCACCCGGACCAAGCGACGAAGCGACCTGAGCCTTAAGCGCCAGATTGCCAAAATCATTCCGCTGGGCGTCATCGACATACCCCATGCCTTTACGAACTTCCTCAAACTCTTCGGGGAATGCTGTAATAAGATTACGCATCTGCTCCCTGTCGCCGGACGCATAAGCATCCGCATAACCTTTCTGGAATGCCGCTTTACGTTCCTGCTGTTGCTGCTGCTTATAAATATCAGCAACTCCAGCCAGACCACGTAACGCGGTCAGACCAACGTTATTTGCACCTGATCGAGCCAGTTCATTGTTTTCGCGAATCAGACCAAGCGTTGCATTAATGTCGCTTGCCTTTGGCGCATTCTCGTTTTGCGCACCAATTCCAGCCAGAAAACCACCAGAATTAATACCCTGTTGCCACGTAGCCATTGATTACCCCTTAAAACAACGAGCCAAGCAGACCAAGACCAGCACCGATACCAGCACCCCACGGAGTTGATAGCTCGAGAGCACTGGCTATGCCACCACCCAAAAGCGCACCGGATGCAGCACCACTAACACCCTGCCGCAATGCTGACGGTCGGTTGGCGTTTGCCGCTGCAAGAGCCGCGCTTTGCTGTGAAATCTGACTCATGTTGTTGGCATATGTTTGCCCGGCGTTTGCCTGTCCCTGAAGAGCGCCAAGACCGATATTTGCCAGGTTGTTGTAATTGTTCATTTGTCCAGATAGCCATTGCTGACCAAGCGTTGGTGCGATTGTTGCTAACTGATTACTGGTTGCGGTGGAACCCAATCCACCTGTTGCTTCCGCTGCAGCCAGACTCTGATAGCGAGCCTGACCAGCAAGATCTTTGTACTGCTGAGAGTTGTAATACTGGTTAAGTGCCTGACCTTGCCCTTCCAGAGACGATAAGTTCTCAAGGCTGCCGACATACTTCCCAGCCAGAGGAGTAAACGGCTTCAGGTTGTTCATGATGGTATTGAACTGCTGATTTTGCAGGTCTGCGGCATACTTCTGAGCTTCTGCGGCATACTTTGCACTTTTATCAGAGCCACCTTTCCCGCCTTTTTCAGGGCAATAAGGTTCCTCGCCGCGCAGTTTTCTGCCCAGCTTAAATGCATATAACATGGCTATCTCCCGTGATTCAGGAAGTCGATTAGTTCTTCACGTGTGGCGCTGTAAAACGTCACGTCATCCACGCCCTTGAAGTATTTCTTGATGGTTCCGACACGCTTAAGGCCAATCATTGCGCAGTACATCTGCCCGTGGCGGAATTTGCGTGCAGCGAACGATGTGACGCACTGAACGGTGGTGTTAGTCAGAATGTATCGCCAGAACGCCAGCCCGATTTCCTTGCTGAATCCGCGAACCTCTGGCAGGTACATGGCGTGGCAATCGAATGTCAGCGGCTGAATCTCCTGATAGTAAACAATGCCGCCGAACTGACCGTGCACGTTAACCTCAAAGTAACGGCATTCAGGCTTGTAGTCGTATCCATCACCGTTGTTGCTCCCGGCAATAATGTCAGGGTGATTTCCGACAGCTTCTATCAGGTCGATGTTTCGCGTTGGTTTGAATGTAATCATCAGTCAATCAGCCCATGTAATCTAAGTGCTGTTTCAAGCGCCAGAATACGCTGCCGCGCCTGCTCCAAACCTGTAGCGAGAGCTGCGACTTCGGATTGTGTGTACGTAGTGCCGACCGTGTATGACTGGTTAGCGTTGAATGAGCCAAGAAGTGGTGTGCCTGTGGCCGCTGTCCATCCGGTCTGCCTTGCTCCAACGACCTGAATTCCATCAACTGAATATGATGTTTTTACATCCAGCGGTGACGCAAGAGACTGCGATTCTGTTACGGTTTTCGATACGTAATCACTCTTAATGTCAGATATATCGCTTTCTACGCCATCCAGTCTTTGGTCAACAGTGACCAGATGCGCCTGAATATCGATAACCTCATCCAGCAAGTAATCAACATCGCTACGCAGTACGACTATCTTCACTTCGGCGGTTGTTAACCTGACCTCAAGGAGATTTATCGCTTTTGTGTTTGCGGTGATTCTTGAATCGTGATCTGCCAGTTCGACGTCCTGTTCATCGTTTTTCACCTGAGCATCGTAAGCGCCCTGACCAGCCTGATTTGCCTTCCCGGCAATTGCGCCGACATCAGCCCCCTGATTAATGACATACAGCAGGTAAGACTGGCTGAATATATTGCGTGGAAGGATTGATGTATCGAGCCGCGTCGCCTGCACAATAACAGGGGTGTTGAGATTCGAATCAGCCATTACTCGATCCTTATCTGAGCGCCAGACAGAGTGACAGGTGACTTCGTGATAACGCGCAATTTGAAGCCGACATTTTTCCTGATGCGCCCTACTCGCTTCCACAAAACGCGTTTGTCGTAAACGAACGGTTCATTCTGCTCAATCATCTGCTCACGTCCGTAATTGATGCCGTCAGTGGTTGCAGAGAGGAACAGGCGGTCAGCGTACTGAGCGACACCAGTCGATGATTCAACTTCCAGATCAAAACATCTGGCGTTCTCAGCTTTGAAGAGTGGTGTAAACAACAGGTGTTCTTGCTGTAGCCCATACTGGCTGCTGATATCGAACTGCAATTTGCCGATAACCGATTCCAGCTTATCTCCGCACGTTATCTGATTGCCTTCGTAAATGAAGTCGATAGCGCGGTACACATCGTCATACAAGCCTGTTTTCAGCACACACCATTGCGGACCATTGGCGCTTGAAGATGCGTCATATACTAGGACGTGGCGCGGAAGGTGGATAATCAGCAACTCATGAGCATCAAAGCGCAACGATTCCATCACGCCATCAGCCAGTTCATCAGCAGTGTAGGAGCGGAGGATTTTCTCAATGCTCGCGCTGGCGATTGGTGACACCTGACCGGAACCGATGATGTACACAGACGGCGCACCCGTTGCCGGATTGCTGATGAACGCATACGAATCAGCAAACGGCGTTTTGCAGTAGGTTCCGGCAATTCCTTTCTGCACCATCAGTGATGGCTGTGCGACATACAACGCGGCACCAACGGTGGTTGCGCCAGTCAGGGAGAAATATTCAATCGTTGATGAACCAAAGCATACGATGAAGTCTCGCCATGTTCCGATGCCGATGATGCCGTCAGGCTGCGATTCTGCGCGATATTGTGCGCTGTAGCGGTCAGGATGAGATTCGTCTTCAAGGTCAGTGATGAACCATGAATCCGTGCCGTCTTTTGACCACGCATAACGCCCACGCAAGCGCGTAATGTCGCGGACTGAGCCTAACTCATACTGCGTGAATCCACTGTCTGTAGGCCAGTTTGAGACGGTTTTAACCGTGCCATCATAGCGATACTCGACCAGTTGACCATTAACGCCTACAGCCTGAGATGTTCGACCATGCGCCATTGATACGCGACCACTTCCGGCGACGTCACCGACTTCACTTTCTCCTTTGTACAGCTTACCACCACATACGCGATAAACAGCATTCTGCGCCATGTTGTACTCGACGCCCCGCGATACGCCGTTCACATCAGAACGTTTGGCAATGCCCGGGAATGAGCGAAGATATCCGCTGCTGTTGAGTATTTCTTTGGGCGTAGCCAGCATATTCACTGGCAGATAGTCGATATAGTCGGCGTTTCGAAAGTCTTTGCCGACACCTTTCATAAGCGGAAGTTGCTGAATCGGCATTTATTCACCTCACGTACTCGGATCATCTTTCTCGATGTAAAACCGATTCCACGTAAACGCGCTTTTTAACCCCGCCCCGCGAGGCATATCATTTCGCCGCTCAAGTGGTGGTATTTTGGTTAAAGCGATACAGATTGTTTGATATGCACTGTCAGCAGCGGTAAGGAGAGCGTCTGACGGCTGAATGACGTTATCCATGCACACTTGCACAGCGAGTTTCAAAGCGACGCCATCATTTGCCCATGCAGGGATACCTGAATCATCGTCAGGTAACGGCATGATGCCGTTTTCTGTATCAGCAAACTGATATCCAAGCTCGATACCTTTAGCCTGCCATGCTGCCATCATGTCTTCGAGGTCATTAATGGCATCTTCAATTGCCTGAGGGTCAGCATCTGTCAACGTGGCATTGGAATACAGCCCGGCTTTTCGTAAAGCCTTTAGAACGAGATCACCCTTCGTTTTCGCCATCTTCTTCCGCCTTAGCCACTTTTTGCTTCGTTGCGGTTTCTTCAGGAGTTTTTACCCAGCCTTTTTTCAGGTGAGATTTAACTTCTTCGTCATCAACGATGATGTAATCCAGCGAGTGGGGGCCGCAGGTGATCATCGATCCCTGCTTATAAAGCATGATTTGAGACATTTCGATCTCCAAAAAAAAAGAGGGGCCGAAGCCCCTTGGATTACTGGTTAGCCAGTACCAGGCCGGTGAATTCCGGGACCAGTACGCTTGCGCCAGCCAGCGTGGTGAAGCGAGTCCACGTTTTGCCAGATTTAGCGTCGAACTGGTAAGCCATGATGATGGTCGCACCCTGCTCGGTCCTTGCGGTCATAACCTGCGGACCCTGGCCGGTAGGGAATGCCAACTTGCCATACATCAGCTCAACAGAACCCTCAGCGAAGAAGATGTTGGAAGCCGCAGCCTTCTTGTTGAGGATGGTGATCGCCGCGTTTGCCACCGGATTGGCGGTAACGTTCTGGTAAGGAATAGACGCCTTATCCGCGTTGTCTGGTGGCAGAATTTTCGGGCTGATGGTAACGGTAGTGCCATTTACTGCCAGGACGCGGAATACCTGCGGCTTACCTGTATCCACCTTCTTGATCATGTGGACACTGTTAACGCCTGCGATAGTGAATGCATCGCCGACAGCCAGTACGCCAGCAGTGGATACGGTGATGTCACCCTGGCGGTTATCGGTAGGCGCGCCGTTGGAATCCATCGCGGTAACTTTGTGTTTTACTGCGCCGCCGAGAGTTACAGCGGTAGCTGAACCAGCCTTCATTGCGCCAGCATAATCAACGCGGAAACTGTCGAAGGATGCCACAGGTGGAATCTGAGCTTTCTCATAGGCTGTCAGAGTTGCACCGACCGCATATGCGCGAGAGCCAAGCTCCTTAGCCAGGTCTTTGTAGTTGAACGGGTTGTAGAACGCCTTGCGCTGACCACCCTGAGGCACACCAATGGACAGCATCATTGCATCAACGTCAGCCGATGCGTTCCAGAGTTCTTCGCCGAGAGTGCTACCGGTGGACGCCGATTTAATGGTGACCACGTTGGTGGAGCGAGCGACCACCTCATCGACGATCATGTTATCAACCCACGCCGCCAACTGGCGACCCGCCGCCTTGCCAGCCTGCTCTTTGTGCCACGGATCGCGCATTTCTTTTGCGTCCAGTTCGTAGATGACGTTCTCTGGCTCGCGGAAGCGAGCAGGCACCTGACGCTGAACGAGTGAGTTTGCAGTGGCCGAAGTCAGATCAAGTCCGCTCACGGTTTTCAGGTGGTAGCCCTGAGGGCGATAAACAACGTCGCCAGCGCGCTGCATTTCAATGTCGCCCGGTCGGAACTTGCTGCACTCGCGGGAAACGACATTGGACGCCTCAAAACTATCAATGACGCTCTCAAAGAGGATTTCGAGGTCTTTGGTTAACTGGTTAGACATAGGTATTTAGCTCCGATGGATTATTTTTTAGCTTTGTTCTTCGCCGCCCGGTATTCGGTGTAATCACCGGTGTCGCGTGCTTTTTCGAGAAGTTTGTCGAGGTTATTGATTACTGCGCCGTTGCTCCCCTTAACTGTCGGGGTTGTGGCTGCCGTGGTTTTTGCTTTTGGCATGATTCTGGCCTTCGATTCGATACGTTCCAGCAGACGACCAATTGCTACGGGGTTGGTAGCTTCTGCCAGTTTCTTGCGCAGTTCAGCGTTGCGACCGAGCGCCAGAACAACGATTTCCGGCTTCTCTGACTCAAACAGGATCGCGTTTTGTGTCTCGATGGGGATTTCCTCGAGTACGGCCTGTTCAGCTTCCTGATAGCCAGGAACCTTGAGAGCCTTAACACGTTGCTGATATTTGGATAATCGCTCTTGATAGGCAGCCTGAAGCTCCTGCTCCTTCTGCTTGCGAGCCATCTCCTGTTGCTGGTATTTGCCGTTGTCCTCCGCCCACTTAGCCATGCGTTGCTGGTAGATTTCTTCATCAAAACCGATGTCCTCATCGTCCAGTTTTGGCATTCGCGGTGGTTGAGTGATTACCGGCTGCTGCTCGACGGGTTTCTGAGACTGACGCATCAGCTCTTTCAGCTCGCGGTCTTTCTCTTTAATCGTCTTGCGCAGGTGTTTTACCAGTCCATGCTCAGCGCCATCTTCGCTGGTTGGCGAATCCAGCTTTTCGTCACCAAAGTAGAATTCCTGTTCTGATTCGTCGTCATCAGTTTCAGTAGCTTCCTCTGCATCATTGCCGGAGGACTCACTGCCATCTTCTGTTTCGACTTCTTCAGCCAGTTCGACATCATCAGGAATCTGCTCTGATGTATCGGTTTCTATTTCAACTTCTGGTGTGTTTTCTGCCATCTGGTCCATTTGTTACCCCTGTTTACTCGATGTTCAGCCCATCGGAAGGCAATAGGGTGCCAGGCCTCATAAAGACAGCCATTGCACGTTATTGGTTAATTACTGCTGTGGTTGTTGCTGGGTTGATTTTTGCAGGATGCTGCTGATGTCCATTCGTTGTGCATGGCCCTGTGCCTGACTTTTCAGGACAAGCTCTGCATCAGCACGGGCGTTATCTCCTTGCTGTTGCTGGAACTGTCCGAGCAGTTTCAGAGCCTCGCGGATATCAGATTTCTGCTGGCTATCGGCAGATGCGAGGATTTTCACAACATTTGCCGCAGCAACCTGAGCATCAGTCTGTGCCTGGAATGCTTTAACCTGAATGGCTGCCTGTTCGTTCTGCGCTTTCTGCAATTCAGCCTGACCAGCAAGAAGCTGACCTTGCGCTGCAACCATAGCCGGATCTGGCTGACTGGCCTGTTGTTGTTTCGCCTGTTCAACCATCTGCTGTTCTTCAGGCGTTCTCGGCTTGATAACGCCAGACAGAAGCAACTGATTGCGGTTGTATTCTTTAAGGTCGTCCATCCCTTCGCCGTCCATATTGTCGAGAATCATCGACGATACAAGGTCGTGCTTCTGCGTTCCTGGTGGGATAAGTGCCAGCATGGAAAGTAACGACTTAACCGTTGCATCACGGCGAGTAGCGAACGACTGACCGACATCGACAGTCACTTCATAGTTGCCCTGCGAAAGGTCATTAAGCGCGATAACCTGCCCTGTCTGACGGTCAACCACTTCACCAGTCATCAGCGCCACGTCATCGCTGCCGTCCTCATTAACGATACGCATCGGCGTATCACTGCCATAGACCTCACGCGCCATAGAAAGCCACACAACGCCAGCGCGACGCATGGATTTAGCCATGTTGTCCATGTAGATATAGGACTGCGTGTCCATCCGGTTAAAGATGCTATCAACGGTATCGGTGGCGACGTTGCTCGGCATGTTCTCAAGCTGCGACGCACCTGTAATTTGCTGAATAGCCGTTCCGGTGTACTGCAATAGCCCGGCAAGAGCAGGAGGCATTTGTGTCGGAGGCGTATAACTGCTGACCTGAGCCTGCGCAGTAATATCTCCGTTTTTGTTTTTCAGACTGACCATCGGCAGGAACGCCGGGCGATTTTTGTTGCGCTCCGCCCAATGAGTGGCAAGAGGACCAGGAATCATGTCAACATCAACTACAGGAATGCCATCACCGCCAGCCTGAGTAGCGTTATCTGCAATCATGGAAACCATCAGGTTCTCAAGACGCTGCGCATCCATCGCTTTTGCTGCGTGGCCTTCGATTCGCTCCTGATTATCAACAAATGAGCGACGCCCATATACCGGGATGAGAGGAATATGTTCGCCCGGAATACGCTTCGGTTCTTCCAGCCATTCAGCGCCAGACAGAAGACCGCAATAAACTCGGCGTTTCTTCACTGTCCGCTCACCGATCAGCTCGAATGCACCATCGGTTAGCTCGTCAACAATATCTTTGATCTGTTCTTCATCATAGATTGCCGTTTCTCCGCTAACAGAGTTGCGCCACGCCGTGAGCTTCACCTTCTCTATGCGAACTTCGTAGTAGCGTCCAACATAGATGGCATCGGGCGTTGACCAGTCATACTGAGTACCAGTGTCATCACGAGAAAGGCTTGCCGCAATGGAATCAGGGTATTCAGCCTCGAACGCTTTAGGCGTCATGGAGAACATTTCCATAGCCCACATAGCATCAGAGCGGTCATATTGCTTGCTGTCCTGATCGAAGAAGACGCATGTCGCTGGGTCGTAAACCGGGAGAAGGCTGATGCGGCGCTGCTCGTTACTCGGATCCATTTCATCTTCGTAATCGGCACACATGCGGAAACAACCGAATCCGCCCGTTACGGCATCATCAAATGCGTTATCACACGCTTCGCCACCGGATGTTTCCTGATAGTCAGCGCGGAATTTGCCGTTCATCTTTTCGGCTAACGCTTCCGATGCCCTGTCATCCTTCGGCCTGAATTTAACGCTGATGCGATTCTGTCGATACTCGCCAATGATGCGATCACATTCACGGGCAATCTTATTCAGTTCAAAGCGCGGGTAATGCTCAAACCTGCCTTCATCAAATGAGTAACCAGCGTTTGTGCTGCCTTCCCACTGTGCGCCGGACACCCGGACGAAACGTTGAGCCTCAATAATCTGCTCACGCATATCCTGCGTTGCTGACCAGGCATTATCAAAGTTGCACAGCACCTTGCGATGCCAGTCAGTCATCTTTTTTTCTGCCATATCAACCTACACCACAAGGAATTGAGTAACTGGAATAGTCGGGTTGCGCAGCCGACTCCGGGCAATGCATACACATCATCAGCGCATCAGCCAGGTTAGGAGATGGAATACCGAGCTTCTGCTTCATTTCGACCTTAGTCATAAGCTCCAGCTTCCCGTTGTTATTGAATTTGCGCTGAATCTGCGTCAGTTCTGCAAACAGCTTCTCCAGCATCTTCTCGCCTATCGCTTCTTTGTCGAAACTCAGCATGTCGTCGGGGTCTGCATACTCACCGTGGACAACCGCCCGATATGTCAGATACAGCCTGTCAGCCAGCGCGTAATAGAATTGCGCTCGCTTATTGCGGAACACATCACCAATAGTGCGAACGTTGTCACCCTGTACGACTTCATCAGCCCATGCTCCGGCCTGATACGGTGCATCTTCATCAAATGGCGATTCGCTTCCCTTGAACATCGTGGCGGTGATTTTCTTGCCGGAGAACGCTTCCGTTGTCTGTCTGCGTAGCCCTGCACCGACACCATCACCATCCCACAGGTAATGGTCAGCGCCGTCTTCAATCGCCAGCGAAGTAGCCCAGTCAGCACCCTCGTTGATGTCCATCAGCAGACCTTCGGCAATGCGCTTAACTACCGAACCGTGACGCGATGCATAACCTTTAGCATCTGGCCCTGTATCTGATGGGTCATGCGCAGAGACAACAGCGCCTTTCGCTTTCCATCCGAGTTTCTTGTGCGCATCGGTTGCGGCTTCAAGCCATTCACGTTTGATGATTGCCATATCACTTGCGCTTACTGGCTCACCAAGCCAGATGTGACGATACAGTGTCGGATTTCTGCGTTTACACTCTTCCATCTCCAGACGGAGAACTTCAGGAAAGTGCGGGTTGTCGGTGTAGTTCACCGTCAGCAGACAAATATCATCGGGAGGATTTACGACGAATCGCTGATAGGTATCGTCGAGGATGTTTTTCGGGTTAAAGCTCACCCATATTTCGGAAAATGGCTTGCGGATGGTTGGTATCAGTATATCCCATGATTCCTTCGTTACCGCTTCCGCTTCTTCCACCCAGCAAATATCAATGCCTTCGAGCGATTTAATCTTCGTCGGGTTGTTTTTGATGCCGTAGAACATGAACTCAGCATTCGTTCCGAGATGACGAATCATTGAACGCTGAATTTCAAACTCAGCCGAATACCCTTCCCGCTCTATGGTGTCTTCAAGCAACCGGATTACCGAATCGCTGATACTGTTTTGCAGTTCACGAGCGCAGAGAATACGCACAGGCTGCCGGCGCGCCGCTTCAACAAGCAGCCTCGCAATTGCCCATGACTTACCGCTACCTCGACCGCCTTTGGCGACTTTATAGCGATGCGCCTCAATGAACGGTTCAAAGATAGGATTAATCGAGGTCATTTTCCGAATAAAGTGCTCATTGGTGATGTTTCAATCTGGATTGCGCCGCCGTCTTTGCCGGTTAGCTCGTGATCAACCTTGTCGCGCCATTTATCCTTCTGTCGGTTCTTAAGCCAGAAGATGGCGGCGGTTGTATCAGGCGGGTAATACTTCTCAAGCGGAGTTTCGACAATTCTGTTTTCAATAACACGAATATCGATGTCTGGAGCCACAAAGCCCATAGCGCGTTGATAAAGACGGTCACTAACTTCTGCATCAGCGACGGCCTTACCCTTTTTTATGGACTCCGAAAACTTAGGATAATCAAGCTTCCACTTGTTAATAGTTGACTCACTGACTTCAAAGAAATCAGCAAGTTCTGCATCGGTGTAGCCCAGCAAGCACAGTTTGCGTGCCTGTTCGGCATACGCCTCTTGATACTTTGTTGGGCGCGCCATGTTTATGCTCCGGTGGTGAACAGGTCTAACGCTTCCTTCGATTTACGCACCGCTTCGATAGTGCGAGATGTGAAGTCTGGATTTGCACCGCCATCGTTGTAGTGCAACTTGAACAATTCCAGTTTCAGCTGGTCAGCCCCAATGAATGCAAACGCTTCCTCTGCCGCTGAATTGTTCTTAGATAGCAGTCGGTAAATTTCTAACTTGAATTTCTGTTCTTCAGTCATGGGAATAATCTCTGCCATTGTTGGCTCCGTTTATCCGTTAAAAGGGATATCAGTTAAGTTATCCCGTGTAGGGTATAAGCCATTGTCGAGACCACTCATTGAATGGTCTCTGCAATAACCGATGTCTTTCCATCAGTCCGCCACCACAAAGAATCTTTTTTGCCTTAAGGCAGGAGCTTCATCTTTCAGTGGCTGCCAGTGTTATTTCCCCACTTACTGGCTTGGGTTGTTTCGCTGTACTGCCGTAACTGGTTTCCCAGAATAAATTCCGGTTTCATTATCAAGCCCACCCGTAGATGGGCTTTGTAATGACTACAGTAACGGACTGCACAATGCGCCTGTATTTCGAGGATGACGTCCAAATACGTTAATCTTCTCGCGAACGCTCTCACTACACATTCGCTCTACAATTCGCCAAACAGCCTTTTCAGGTAAAAATTTCGGCGCTAGTGCTGAAATAGCACGCCACAGACCCCGACTAAGCGAGCACGCTGTGCTACCGAAACTAAAGATGGCGAACGAAATAGACGTGATAAACGCCCAGCAACCAGAGAGAAAAGTTGAGATGCGGTGATAAAGCTTAGTCATGTATTGCTCCTGTTTTTTTTGGTTTTCATCGCCCGATCATTTCAGGCATTGCGTCCTGATGTATTCCTGCAGGTAGTTAACCTGCGCGGTTATCTTGTCGATTCCACTTCGGAGACGGTAATAATTGAGTTCAGCATCTGCTGTAAGTCTTGGGCTTTCTCCATCGCCCATGCTGCTGGCTCCGGTCGTTGACTTTGCACAGGTGGCGGCGACTTGCAGGCGCTTACGACCAGCAGAAACATCAGCACGGAGACTTTCGATAGTCGCGTTAGCATCAGCAAGCTCCTTTGTATATCTGGCATCGAGTTCTGCTACATCACGTTGACGCTTCTGCATATCAGCGATGATGGATGTGGCTTTATCGCGCTG